AATTTATTGTTCTGAGCAGCCGTCATAACACCTGCATTAACTAATCCAGCAGCCTGTATCTTCGATCCATCTATCGCTGCACTTGAGCTTATATCAGCATTTACAATAGTTCCATCTGCTATCTTGGCAGAAGTTACAACTCCATTATCAATAGTAAAAGTATCACCACCATTACTGACCGTAATATCTCCCTTGTCTCCATCATCTATACCGCCACCACTTCCAGATATTTCAGCTACAGTTCCGTTATCTTTCTTCGTAAAAAGTTTACCAGAGTCAGTTCTGATAGCTATTTCGCCAACAATTAAATCACTTGCACTTGGATCGCTACCGCTTCCTGTTTTAAGTTTAATTGTATTTGCCATTGGTTCACCTCCTTATGATTTGATTTTAGTAAGTGCCTCCATTAATGTCGAACCCAGAAGTAGAACCATCTTCTAAAAATGTAACCAAATCAGACAAGGCAACCTGTTTCATAGTTCCGTTGTCATTCATAACCATACGATCTGCTGTAGCAAGAGTTGTAGAAGTGGCAGATGTACCACCATCCATAATATTCAACTCAGTAGTTGTTGCAGTGATGCCATCCAAGACGTTTATTTCTGAAGCAGTAGAAGTTACACCATCAAGAATATTCAATTCACTTGTGCTACTGGTTACACCATCTAAAATATTTAATTCAGCAGTTGTAACTGTAGCTCCATCCAGGATTGCAACTTCGGTTGATGTTAATAAAGCTAATGCAGCAGCAGCACCAGATTGACAGCTAGATAAAGCAGTGAGGTCAGCATCTAGTGGCTGTTTGTTATCTAGTTGGGTTTGAATACTAGATGTAGCATCTACTCTATTTAGTTGGGCTGTAGTTACTGTCGCTCCATCAAGAATCTGAACCTCTGTATTTGTTAAATCTGCCAAAGCGTCAGCAGTATTTTGGTTCATAGTCGCAAGCTCTGTTAGCTTATCGCTATGTGGTTCAACGTCTGTGCCAATCACTAGACCTAAATTTGTCCTTGCACCAGAGGCAGTGCCACTTCCTGTACCCCCGTCAGATACCGCTAAAGTTCCTGTTATAGAACTAGCACCAAGATCAACAGCAACTTCAGTAGATTCAATAACAAGTCCACCATTGGCTTTTAAATCAAGAGAAAGAGTGTTACCAGATTTATCAAGTCCATCTCCAGCTATAACCTGACCAGCACCAGAGAATTGTACAAAAGTAAGGTTATTCGTTCCAACAACAGCAGATCCCTTATCAGAACTACAAACAAAAGCATTATCTCCGTTTACAGTTCCCTGCTCTATAAAAGTAAAAGCACCAGCAGCATCAGCACCAGCAGCTAAATCATCAACTCTTGCTGGTGAAGATCCAACTTTGTAGATACCATTCTCTGAAGCTGTGTTTTGATTTTTGACCAATACTCGATCATTTGTAGCGAGAGTAACTCCATCTATTGTGTCTCCATTATTAAGAGCAGTAGATATTGTTATGTTCGCTGTTGTTGCTGCTTGACATGAATCTTTTATATCTAAACCTTGGGCAACTCCGTCTACATATCCTTTGTTGGCAGCATCAGCGTCAGCAGTAGGATCAGCTAAGTTTGTTATCTTTTGGCTATTTAATGAAACTGATCCAGTAGGAGCAGCCATTTGATCTAATCTATTTGTCTGAACTCCTGTATCAAAATCACTGATTTTTGTATGGGCAATAGAAGGAATATCAGCAGCAACTAAACTTCTAAATGTAGGTGCAGCAGCAGATCCAGTGGTTGGGCCAGCTAATATTGCATTTGCACTTCTTGTATCTGTTTTATTGAAAAACGCACCAGCACCACCAATCGTAATTATTGAACTTGCAGCAGGAGGTGTAGAACCATCATCACCAAAACCATAATATAATTTTAGATCATTTTCGTTAAACGCTAATTCTGAAGGAGATAAACTTGAAGGAGCACCAGCCGATCCACTAGCTGCTCTCTTTTTTATGCGAATAGTGTTGGACATGGCCTAAAAGTTTCCTCCATTGACGAGTGTAAGTTTGGTAGTAGTTGCATCTGCTTTAAATTTAGCAGAACTTGAGTCATAGTAAATGACAGAGCCATTAACTTTGTCAGTATCATCTATGTTGACACCAACTGGCCCTTGTGGGCCTTGAGTTGCAACAGTAACAACGGTAGTATCACCTTCATTTACTGTAACAGTATTTTTGGTGGTTGTAACATTTACAGAAGTCATGCTGTATAACCTTCTGATACAAATATAATACCTTCTAAATAATATTCTTTTAACCCACTTCCATTTGTAAGAGCAACGTCATATCTTAAAACATCTGGAGTAAATGTTTCTGTTTGAGTATCTGTGAGTGCTATATCTACCGTTCCAGTAAGTCTATTTGTATAAGTTACAGCAAAGTCAGCATATTTATTGGAACGTGGCTCATCCCAGACTTGGGCAGCAACAGTAAATCCAGTTAAATTTATTGCAGTGTCGCTATTATCCTTGAACACAAGTTGAATACTATGATCTGCCCTTCTCTGGACGGTCATATTATATGTTCCAGGAGTAATTGCCATTAGCTATATGGAGATGTGCCTAGTATATCAGTTTTCCATTGTGCTTTAAGAGCATCAGCGTCACTAGCAGCAGCGATTCCAGAATCAGCAGGAGCATCTCTCAATGCCTGTTTTTTAGCAACAATATCTGTAGTAGAAGCACCTGTTTCTAATGCTTTTTGAAATTCAACATCAAGTTCCGCAAGTTTTGGTGCTCTTGCTGCTCTGATATTTGTTTTGTGAATTTCTCTGGCTTTCGCCATGTCAATTCCAAATCCCATTTTTTACTCCGTATAAGTCCAAGCATTTCTGAAACTCCTGTCTGTAGGAATTACAGATTTATTAACAGTATAAACTGTCTTACCACTAGGGCAATCTTTAGCTTTTATCTGCTCTAAAGTTAAATCTGTATTATCTGCTGGACAAACAATACTAATTGAACCATCATCATTTTCATAAATAAATCGTGAATCAGAATTGGCCATAAGTTTTTTTCTTAAATTTTAGCTTAATTACGTAAAAATAACAAAGCCAATGTTTGTTGAATCTTGGAAACTATTACCAGCGTCAGTACTTCTAATACTTATTTTTGAAGCTGTTGGGTCTGCATAGTCTGTTGCAATAGCCAGCATATTATTGTCGTTGCTGCAAATACCAGCAAAAGAATAATTAGCATCAGAAAAAGAGGAAGAAAAATTAATGTCAGTTAAACCTGTACCCCGATCTGTAATACTGCTGACATTGTATGATTTTTGTATTGTGGTAGCACTATTGTTGTACCTAATCCAAAGCTTTGCCCTGCCATTTGCAATTTCTTCTGGGGTTGAACTTGAGCCACCGCTTGTATTTTGAATTGTATTTACTTTAAGTGTTGACATTAGCTATCTCCGAAAATTACACCACAGGCAAATGTTGGATCATGCGTATTGGCTGATGCGTCTGAACACCTTATTCCAAAACTTGTTGTTGTTTGAGCAATTCTTCTAAGTGTAATGTTTGCTGCACCATCACCATCACTTGTATTAAAACGGCCATCAGCAAAAGCAGCATAATTAATATTTGCCATTGTGACTGATAAATTTACAATGTAATGTCCTTGACTTGAATCGGTTATCGAACTTACATTAAAACTATCATAAATAGAGACAGTTCCAGTTCCCTTAAAATGTACCCATGCTTTTGCAAGCTGTCCTATCTCTGTTCCAGAACTGTTTTGAAATACTGGGGGTGCGGAAGATGTACTCTTAACTGTAGCTACTGATAATGTACTCATGGTTTTGGATTTGCATCTTTAACTGCTTTGATGTGGGTCGCCCACGTTCCAGTTGTGTCTAGTTTACCAGCGACTATATCCGCATACAACATATCAAGTTGATCTCCAAAAGAAGCATAAGAGGTAGTTCCATATTTTCGATCTCCTTGATAATTTAATTTATCTAACTCAGTCCGAGCAGCATCAACTAAACTTTGATCTATTGTTATTGATTTGTTATCCGCATCAAAAACACCAGCACCATCATCTATGACAACCGCATTGGGATATGCCTTTCTGATTGCTCTATGATCTAGCTTCATGTTGTTACCTCATATACTGTAATAGCACTTGTTTGACCTATCATATAAACTTCATTAAAATTTTGCACAGGTCTATTTAAGATAAATTCAAGAGCATTTCTTGTGTACACCTGTAATTTATATGTTGTTGCACTTGTAGTATTGGGTGAATCCAAATGCCTAAATCCAAAATTATATGCTTTAACATCAGAATTTCCTTGATAATCCGTATAAGCAGCAAAACTAGCATTAACTTGATTACCTAATGCCATTGCATCAGAAAGTCCTATAGCAGTTGAACCCCTCATAACTTTTATCCCTGCGTACATATTGTCTGCCCCACCTGCATTTAAATTTACATCAATCAAAATTTTACTACTTGAAGATTGTGGAGTTATTGTTACTGTCATTCCTGTAATATCAACATAAGAACTACTAGAAGATGAAAATTCATCATTCTTAAATGTTTGCTTTACTTGAATTATTCCACCATTAGATCCTGCTGGTAAACCACCTCTTGGAACTATGCTGTCGACTTTAATTTGGCTCATAATTTAAACGACTGTCCAGGTTTCACCAGATCCAACTGTAACTGTTACCCCTGATTGTATAGTAATTGGGCCAAAGCTGCCAGCATTTTTACCATCTGTGATTGTGTAATTACTGGTAATTGTCTGATCGTTTTCCCAAAATACACCTTGACTTGCACCGCCAGCTACACCCCAACTTAGTGTTCCCGATCCATCAGATACTAAAGCGTATCCTGCAACTGAAGTATCCGTAGCAGGTAACGTCAAGGTAAAACTACTTGAAATAGTTGCTGGTGCAGAAAAACCTATGTAATGTGAACTGTCAGAATCAGCAAATCTAAGATTATTTTGTAACTGAAGAGTAATACCATCAGAGTCAAAAAACATCTGTTCAGTACCACCTGTACTTAAGCCAATTTTGTTTGCAGCCTTTCTAAATAATCCTGTATCTGGATCTGTGTCGAAAGATAAGGCAGGAGTCGAAGCACTACTAGAGTCATCTATTTTTAAAACTCCTGTCATTGTGCCACCAGCTACAGGAAGTAAACCTAAGTTTGCTGAATCTATGTTTCCTATTTCAGTAAAAGCACCATTACTTGAGTTTCTTATTTTTAAAATGTTTGTTGTGGTATTAAGAAAAGGCATACCCGCAACACATTGACTTGAAGCTAAGTCAGTAGATTTTGAATTACTTGATTGGATCGCAGCAAAAACATTATTAAGGTCAATCCTTACATTCGCTCCAGAGGCATTTTCAATAGTGTAGTTTGTTACGTCAGCCACAATTAAATACTATTTTCCTCCATGTTACCCTCCTTTGCCGAAACCAACAGCACTGTAGGTAAAGTTCCTATCAATACTAGCATTACTTGAGTTCTTGAAGTGAACTGTAAAGCCAGTTCCAGATATACTACTAAGTTCAAAATAATCTCCTGTTGCCATGTTTTGTGGAGAAATATTAACAGAAGGTAAGAAATTATTTAGATTACCTAGTGCAGACGTTCCAACGAAAAATGGTGCAGTAAATGTAACTGCTTTTGCTCCTGCTCCTGATGCTATAACAGCAGATTGTTCTGTTCTTGAAGGCATAGATGCTGTGTATCCTGCTTGTTGCAGATTCATATTCTGTGCGACATCGTTTGTTTCTAATGTAATTCTAAATTGAAATCCTCTGCCTTTAAAAGTTCCGTTGGCAAAATCATTGAAATCTGTATAAGAACTCATATCTGTAGATGTTCTGACAGCTATTTTTGCATTTGCATCATTAGCAGTTGCTCCATCAAAATCTGTCCAAGTATCTATATTTTCTGTTCTACTGTCAAATAAATCACTTGTATAAAATCCTTCACCACTAAAATGTCTTTTTAAGACAAGTGAGAATGTACCTCCAAGATCAAGAGTATCTACAAAATCATACGTTCCAGTAGCATTTGAAGTTGGATCGGTAAGAACAAGACCACCTTTAGTACTATCATATTGAACATTAGATTTAGTTCCGTTAAAAGGTGTTCCGTCAGTATCTTCTCTATCAGTTTTAACAGTTATAGAGTCAAGAATATCAACAAGAGATAAATTTACACTGGTTGCATTTGCACTAAATCTACCACCATCATCTTGAAATTTAAGAAGGTAAGTACCAGCTAAAGCAGGTGCTATTACTTCTGTTACGTTTCCTGCTGCTGCTTCAATAACATCTTGAGCCGATTGGAATGTAGCTGAACCACCTGTTTGATTTGTATGCCTTACATAAACTCGACCACCATGTAAAACATCTATAGCAGTAGCTTGTGTAAATCTTAATCTTACAAACTGTTCATTTATAGGTTCAATAGTTAATCCAGTGACATCTTCTGGTAATGCAGTTTTTCCAATAGCAGTAAATGTTGTGCTTGTAAAATTAGTAGATAATTCTAAACCTGCGTTATAAGAAAATACTTGAATTTCATAAGTACCTTTTACAGTATCTAAAATTTCAAAGTCACTACTAAATACAACTTGAGAAACATAATTACCATTTTCTAGTCTGTAGTTAACAAGGTATTGAGTAACTCCCTGTACTGGTTGCCAATCAATAATTAATTTGCTTCGTGCAATATTGTTTATAACAACTGTTTTTTCTGAAACTGTTAAGGAACTTGGAGGACTAGCTGGCTGGTTTAGAACAGATATGGTTCTTGTTGGTAGTGCAGTTCCATTTTCAATAAAATTATATTTTCCTTCTACATAAGATAAGGCTGTGATTACATAGTTAATATCATCTTGTTCTTCTACTTGAATAACTCTGAATAGCTGAGTTTGTAACGTAGTACTTGATATAAGATACGGAGAGTTTGCTAATGGTGCTGATGAAAACGCAGAAGTAGTTGTTCCATCTGATTTAGTAACGCTATTAACAGTAATAACTGGACTTGCCATATTAGAGATAACACCTACCTCAACTGTTCCATCAGATAAAATTACACTAATAGTTGGATTATCGTTTGGATCGGGTAGGGTTGTTTGTGCAGCAGCATCTATAGTTATTTCTGTAGTGGTTGCAGATACTACACGACCACCTCTTCTAGCTCCTGCTCTTACTGGATCGTTAATTGCGATAACAGAACCAGGTCTGACAACAACTCCTGCATCTATTGAAGTTGTAAAAGTGCAGGTTTCACTTTCATTTTGTTCAGCGAAGAGTATTGCACGACCCAATCTAGCAGCTTGATTACGAGAAGTACAAGCAAATGCTTTAACCTGTTTTACTATCGTTCCTAGTTTTGATATTGCTGTTGCATCTTCTACTACCTCAAAGTCAACTTCTTTTGAATCCATATTGAAGTAACTAACAGAAACAACAGAATGACGTTGTTTTAAACTGCTACCTTGATAGGTAAATCCCGCTTCTCCAACATTAGCTAAATTAAATAAATAGCTTGCTGTGGTTGGTTTGTCTTGAGATATGGTTACAGAACCAGCAGACCATATTGGCATACATCTCATAACACCAGCTAAATCATTTATCGCTGCAAATGCTTCTTTTGGACTTTGAATATTCACGTTACAACTAAATCTAGCTTCTTTCGTACCTGATCCTGTTCCGTCATCTACCTCTTCATTTGCAAACTTACTAGCAGCTACAAAACTAAATAAATCTAAATTACTGTCAGTAACATGATCTCCTAATCCATATCTTGTGTTTGTGAGAAGATCCAGTAAACACATGGCTGGACAGTTGGTGTAAACAGCAGCACCCATAACTCCATTGAATATGTAGCCATCTGGGTACACTATCCTGCCCGTAGCATTATCCACGCTTGGAGTACCAGAACTAGATGCACCTGCTCCTGGGATTCTTACTTTTATTCCTCTAATTCTGAACTTTCTTGTAGGAATACGGTTAAACTGTTTACTATCTAAACGCAAAGCAACATAAGCACTGTTGGCATAGGTTGAACTGTTATCTATAACTTCTTGTAAGCTGGTAAATTCAAAAGCATTTATTTGTTGTGGATCTGTACTATCTGCTGTAACACGGACAACTCGTACATCTACGGTTGTAAATCCATTTGTTAATTGTATTCTGTGATCTCTAGCATAAGCATCAGCAGTTCTACCGCTAACTGAACTGGTTACTTTATCTACAAAGCCACCAGAATCATGCTGAACTTGTATTTTATAATTAACTTTCATACCTCGAACATCACCATCATCTTCAAACTTTTGAATTTGAGGCCAAGTCAAAGTAACAATAACTGCATTTACATCTGTATTGGTAATCTGTCTTGTTACAGGTGAAGAAGTAGTTACAGTAACTCCAACAGCAGTAGGTGATCTGCTTTCCGCAGGGATACCACTCATTGCTGTTTGGTTTGACGTTCCAAACTTGGATTTAAAGGTTACATCTTGAAAGTTAAAATCAGTATCGGCAGGACTAGCACTTGTAGCGTCAGCAGCAAGTATGGGTGTGTCATCAAGAAAAACGTCTTTTAAACTTGCATTGTCGTAAGCTGTAGTTCCTTTTGTAAGACCTTCCTTTGAAGCAGTAGCAAATCCTTCTATTTCACCTTCAGATATTAAGTCTTGAACAGTAGCAAAACTTCTACTATGTAAAGTATCAGGAGCACGATATGGAGGTGGAGGAGGAGGTGGAGGCCC